CTCTTACATTATTAACTTACACCAGAGCAAAAATATTATTGCCGGCGGAACAGCCGATAAGATGGCTGGCAAAATAGTCTGCTCCGCTGGGGGCAACGAAGATGAAGAGAATGCAATTACGGGCGATCAGGTGAACTTTATTGCCGATACTGCCAAAGTTGGTGACAAGGTGGAGATCTACGCCGATGGAACCGGATTTTATGCCTATGGAATCACAGGCGCCGCCGGTGGTATCACAATTACTGGATAATTATCTGATATAACAAAACAATGTATTTTATTCCCCCCTTCCAATTCGGTTGGGGGGTTTTTTTTGAAAAGGGCAATTTACCGAAAAATACCGCCGCCAATTTTTTGAGATTTTCGTTTTAGAGAAAAATAGAGAAAGAACCCTCGGTACTGCTGGGGGTTTCTTCTTTTGTAAACTAATTAAACTAGCGGGAGATCTATTGAATGCCAACGAATTTAAGTCCTAAGACAACCACCAGTGCAGTAATATTACCATCTACTGGAACTATAAGCAAAGTATCCGGCGCAGTTCCCTTTGGAACGTATACTGGCTCTGCTACTTTTTTAAGTGGCGCAGCGCTGCAAGTAAATTATGTATATAAGAAGCTTGGCGGCGATGTTGTTGATATTGAATTGACGGCAGCAAATGTCTATTCTGCCTATGAAGAGTCGGTTTTAGAATACTCTTACATTATTAACTTACACCAGAGCAAAAATATTATTGCCAATGTTCTTGGTAACCAGACGGCATCCTTCGATCATAGAGGCCAAATAACATCTGGCGCCACTGGTGTTAATTTAAAGTATCCAAGATTTCAGTTTACATATGCTAGAAATATTGGTGACAGCGTTGCACAAATTGCCGGATTCGGAGGCACGGTGCCACAATATTCCGCATCTTTTTCACCAATTACTAATATTCAAGATTATGACTTGCAAAACATAATTACAAGCGCTTCAAACTCTGGAGTAGACGATGGCGGAACTGCGGTCCCATATTCCGGAAAAGTTGGAGATTCCCGCGTTATTGTTACAAGAGTATTTTATAAATCTCCGCGTGCCATGTGGCGCTTCTATGGCTATTATGGTGGTTTAGGCGTCGTAGGCAACTATTCTACATATGGTCAGTATTCTGATGATGCTACATTTGAAATTATTCCGACTTGGCAAAATAAGATGCAAGCAGTAATGTATGAAGATTCAATTTATACTAGAACCTCGCATTATGCTTATGAGATTAGGGACAATAATTTAAGATTATTTCCAACGCCAAGTTATTGGGGATTTGACGAGACAGATCGAATTTGGGTTCAGTTCTACGTTGATAATGTAAATGCTTGGGATAAGAACGAAGATTATGTGGATGGCAGAGATGGCATTAATAATATGAACACAATACCATTCGATAATCTACCTTATGAAAAAATTAATGCAATTGGAAAACAATGGATTAGAAAATACGCCCTTGCGGTGTGCAAAGAGATGTTGGGCCAGATTAGAGGCAAATTTACAACAATGCCAATTCCAGGTGAGAGCGTAACTTTAAATCATGCCGAATTGTTGTCGCAAGCGAAAGAAGAGCAACAGCAGCTTAGAGATAAATTGATGGAGATTCTTGATACTATTACATATAGCGAGATCGCCAAGAGCGAGGGAGAGATAACGGATGCGGCGGTGACTGCTTTGAAAAATTCACCACTTCCAATATTTGTGGGGTAATAATCAATGTCGAACGAATGGAAACAACCAAATAACCCGCCTCCTCCACTTTTCTTTGGCAAGAAAGAAAGGGATCTTGTTAAACAAGTTAATGACGAATTAATTGAGAATATTATTGGCCAACAAATATTATATTTTCCAGTTGATCTTGAGAGAACAAACTTTCATGATTTATATGGGGAGGCGATTGAAAAAACATTTTTACCACCAGTTAGAGTGTATGCAATGGTAGAGTTCACCGAACTTTCTACAGATTATCTTCCGAATATGGCCCTAGATAAAACGTGGGAGATCAATGTTCATTTTCATAAGAGAAGATTAGAAGAAGATCAAAACATGTATGTTCGCGAAGGCGATTTCGTTGCCTACGGGAGTTATTACTACGAGATAGTTAAACTATCAGAAGACACAAAACTATTTGGTCAAGTCGACTATGGTTTTGAAATTTCTGCAAGATGCAGAAGAGCAAGAAAGGGACTATTTGATGCTACCTAACGAATTTGATTTTGCAATGCTACCCCCCGGAAGCAATTTTAAGCTAAAAGACATAGGGATGCTTGCATCTACAATAGAGAACATAGACTACGCTATGACTTCCTGGCTTAAAGAAGACCTCAGACTCAGTGTGTTTAAAAATGATGGGTATAAAGAGGTTCCAATTTTTTGGCAGACCCCAGAGCGCTCTTTTCAAATTAAACACAACAAAAATCTAAGAGATGATGGAGGCTCTTTGGTGCTTCCGGCCGTTAGTGTGGAGAGGACCGGTGTTACAAAAGATCCTGCAAAAAAAGGAGGCTATCAGGCGCACACATATTCTGAAGATAAAAACGGAAGAACAGGCCGCCTCGTTATTGCACGAAAAATTGTACAAGATAAAACAAGAAATTTCGCTGCCGCAACCGGTATTCGTCAAAGTACATCTGGCGTTAAACAGAGATATTATCCCAGAGTTAACAAACGAGTAGTCGTTCGAAGCTTGTCTGTTCCAATTCCCATATACGTGAATATAGATTACAAAATTGTAATTAAGGCCGAATATCAAACCCAGATGAATGACTTAATCGCCCCATTTATGACGAGAACTGGACAAATAAATTCTTTCATAATGAAGCGAAATGGGCACTTATACGAGGCATTCATAGATCAGGGCTTTACACACAGCAATAACGTTGATAATCTCGAAGAGGAAACAAGAATGTTTACTTCCGAGGTTAACATCAGGGTTTTGGGCTATTTAATTGGTGAAGGTGGGAGCGATGATAGGCCAATTGTGAGAGTTGACGAGAATCTTGTGGAAATTACATACCCACAAGAAGGAATTGTTAAGGATGTGGACGGAATTATGAATATCACATCCTGAAGTGAAAGTTCGCTTTTCTTCCCTGTTCAGGCTCCTTTTGAAGTTCAAAATACTATTTAAACTATGATTGAGCCGCAATTAAATCCCATTATTTAAGAGAGGAAACATGGAATGTCAGTAAAAAACTTTAAATTTGTATCTCCTGGGGTGTTTATCAACGAAATTGATAACTCCTTTATTCCAAAAACGCCACAAGCGATTGGGCCAGTAATTGTTGGCCGTTCTCGGCGTGGCCTTGCAATGCAGCCTATAAAGGTGGAATCATTTTCTGAATTTGTCGAAGTGTTTGGTGATACGGTCCCGGGCTTCGGCGGTGGCGATATTTATCGCAACGGAAACTACCAGTCCCCAATGTATGGTACATATGCAGCGAAGGCATTTTTAAGACCCAACGTCGCCCCAATTCATTATATGCGCTTGCTTGGTCAACAAGATACGAACAATGACGGTACTGCTGCGGGGACTGCCGGATGGCAGACGGTTAAAAATCCCGGCACCAGTTCCGGCGAAAATGGGGGAGCATATGGATTATGGTTCTTTCCTACGGGCAATCAGTCGACCAATATGCAGGTCGGAACCGGCTCACTTGCTGCTATTTTTTATCTTAACAAATCCTGTTCAATTGTTTTAACTGGAGTTGTTGGGCCAAACCCGGCCACTGCTCATCACGCCGCGGGTATTAGCAAATTTATTAATACTGATTCTAGTAACTTGTTGGCTATAATTGTTTCCGGAGCACAAGGAGGTCAAGAAACGGTTAAATTTAGCCTTGATGACTCGGCCGACACCTTTATTAGAAAGGCATTTAACACAAATCCACAACTAGTTGGAACTCCTGGCGAGTTTTATTCCACGGCTTCCGCAAAAGATTATTGGTTAGGGGAAACTTATGAACAGTTCTTCCGTGATAATAGTTGCGTTGGCGTTGCTGGCGCAGGGGTTATTTCTCCCATAGCATATAATGGTGGTCTTGGTGTGACCACCGGCGCTGGCATCGGGCCCCATAAGATGAAACAGGCATCTCGCGAGGCAATTGCTGGTTGGTTCGTTGGACAAGATGTTTCAAACAACACAGCAAGCTATACAGCGGATACACAACAGAAACTTTTCCGCTTGAAGGGCCGAGGACATGGCGAATGGCTACACAAGAGTTGCAAGGTTTCAATTGATAAAATTAGACAAGCCACATCAAATGCAACTGAGTATGGAACGTTTTCGGTTGTAATCAGAAATATTGCAGACTCAGATAATGCTGTGGAGGTTATGGAAAGATTTGATAATCTCACGCTAGATCCCACATCTCCCGATTTCATTTCACGTAGAATGGGAGATCAGTTCTACCAATGGGATACAAGCGCCAAGAGATTAAAGCTGTATGGTGAATATCCCAACCGGTCTAAATATGTCAGAGTCGATATGAACTCTAACGTTGAAGCTGGCGCAACTGATGCCGCCCTTCTACCGTTTGGCTATCTAGGGCCGCCCAAGTGGGCCGATGCGCTTCACGTCACGGGCAACTATGATGATGGGGATATTAAGAATAGGTTTATATACACGCCTAATCCATCACTTGTAAGTCAGTCGGTACCAACCTTAAGTGCTGTCATTTCTGGCTCACACAGTAGCGCAGCGATCACCCAGGGCGCCAAATCTGGATCCATGCTCTTTCCAGTAGTTCGACTCCGACAGTCGGCATCTGATGGTGGCATTAGCGATCAAACAGAGGCGTATTTTGGAATGTCAACTACGCGTACATCTACCGACACCCGATTTGATGTTAGTGTTCCTGATTTTCATAGAATTCCGTATCATGGTTTCCCGGATGATCCAACCTCTTATGCCGGCCAGATTCCTTCCGGCCTTTCTGGAGTTATGGCTTACTCATATGCATTCTCACTAGACGAACTCAAAACTGTTGATGGTGTCCGCGTTTATGTATCTGGCACGAGAGCAGCCGGGAATGGTAGTTCTTATACAACTACGTTAAATGCTGGTTATAATAGGTTTACCGCGCCATTCTGGGGCGGCCTAGACGGATGGGACATTACGAAGTCGGATCCTCTATATAATAGAGGAATGT